TTTAATCCGTCAAATGAGAATTCTAAATCTTCTCCGGATCCTTCAAGTTTATTCATCTCGCCATTGGCTTTTTTAGTTACAAGATAAAGGCCGCCAAGTGTGGCTGCAAATGCGGCAACGCCAGCGGCAGCTGCTGCGACTGAAATTCCGCCGGTGGCTGCTGCCTGTGCTGCTGCTGCTGCAATGGCTGCAGCTCGTATTGCTTTGTAAGCCTTGACCAGTCCTTCTATCGCTGTAACGAATGCAATCACTTTGCCTGCTACGAATGTTGCTGCAAATATTGCGCCAAGTGTTATGAAGACTTCCTTATGCTTTGCTACAAATGCAAAGACTTTGAAGATTGCAAATCCAAAGCCGACGATGGCTTTGATTGCCTGTGTCATAACCGCGACGAGTTTGTTTCCATTTTCTGCCAGGAATGTTTGTATTGCTGGAATAACTTTCGTCACCATGACTGTGAATAATTCTTCAAGCACCGGCATCAGTGCTGTGCCAAGTGTTTCTTTGGCTTCGTCGAATGCGATCGCCAAGCGCTTCATTCTAAATTCGAAGGTGTTTGCTCTGGTTGCTGCTGCTCCCCCGAATGTCTTTGCAGTCAGCGCAAGGACGGCGTTGAGGTCTTTGGATTTGACCATCGCGTCCGTAATTGGCACGCCGAGATTCTTGAGCGCTTTGTAGTTTCCTTGCAGCGCCTTTGTTACTGCATTCGTTGCTGCGTCAAGGTCAACGCTGCCGCCTGCTGAAACATCAAGGGCCAAGCCTAGAAGTGCCTGTGCATCTGTGACTGATCCGGTTACTGAGGCGAGTTTCGCTAAAGCCGGACGAAGATTATCGTCGACTTCTCCGAATGTTCTTTGAATCCGATCTATCCACGCTTCTGTTGAGGCGATTGCAGAATCTGTTGCTCCTGTGGTGTTCTTGAGCGAATTGGCAAGGAGCGCCTGGGATTTTTCATCTGCGATCGCAGCCTTGACGGAGTCAATTCCTACTTTGATCGCGAATGCTGCGCTGGCTGCAGCTGCTAATCCGAAGGCCTTGCCTACCTTGCCTGCAAATTTATCGAAATTCTTGCCGAGTTTGTTGATATCTCTGGCTGCTGCCTTGCTGCCCTTATCTGAATATTGGGTGATAATCCGGGCGGTTACTGCGCCTATTGCCATGCTCGGTTATCCCTTCTCTTTATTTAGATTGGCTTGCAGGGTCTTCTGTGCGTCGTCCATCGCTGATCTGATATTGGCACCATCGCTGATCTGATATTGGCATAAATCCGGGGGCGATCGCGATCAATGACGGCCCATATTCCGCGACTGGCTTTGCGGAAGCGGTCATTCATGTTGCCGATCATCTTGCGTCCGGTTCCTTGCCCTGGCGTCCTGCGTCCTGCGACTTCAAAGATAACGCCGGAGGCGGTCTTGTTCTTTAGTGCGCCTGCGCTGGTGGTGTAATCCGACCGCACGCGGCCCTCTGAGCGAGTTTTAATGATGCCCTGGCGAATTGCTTGCGGATCCCACGCCGGCCAGCCTTCGCCACCTCTGGTGCTCTTTCGTGGGTTCTTTGCGGCTGTCGTTCTCCAGCCACTCATCGGCGGCTTGTCTGGGATCTGGTCTTTGGCGTTATTTTCGGCCAGGCGCAGCTCGTCGTTGATTACTTTGTTAAGCCGACGAGCTGCGTCCTTGTCGAATTTCTTCAAGGCGGCGGTGGTTTCTTTGATGCCGCTGATTACGACTTCATTGGCCATGTTTGTTTGCCGCCTTTGCCTTCTCCTTAAGATAGATCACGATCGCTTCAAGGATGCCGTCTGGTGCATCCATTAATGAAATCGGATCTATTCCTGTCTCCACAGAAACTGCTGCGATTGAATATGTCAGGCTGTCTCTGTGGATTCTGAATTTGGGTCTGTATCTAGTTGAACTCCTTCGAGCGTATCTAAGAACTCCGGGCCGAACGGTTTCACTACGACTCCGTTGGATTTAAGTGCAAGCCATCCGAGATAGTAGATGTGTTCGAGCTTCTGTTCTTCGCCGATAAGTTTTGCTAGACCTTTGCCATATTTCTGTTCGAAGTCGACGATGATGCGTGGTCGCAATGAGAACGTTTTTTCCACGCCATCAATCGTCTTGACTTTGATGTTTAATCCATCCATCTTTTCCCCCTACTTTCTTTAGGTTGTTGTCTTTGTAATTGCGCCGGAGATCGGCCAAGTTACAGATGCTGTTGCTAATTCACCGACGGATCCATTTAGAGGAGTCCATTCGGAGACAAGCGTTGAGAATTGATACTGAGGATTTACTGCTGTTGTTGTTCCTGCTACTGGCTTTGCAACGACTGAGACTGCTGTTCCGAGCAACGGATAGATTGTTTGCTCGACTGCTGATGTTGCGTAGTCCTGGTGAAATTCGAACGTCACAGAATATAGATTGTTTGCTCGACTGCTGATGTTGCGTAGTCCTGGTGAAATTCGAACGTCACAGAATTGTCTGCAAGACCGGCCACACGTGTCTTCGCTGTGTTTCCGAATGCAGTTGTTTCCACGATATCAAATGTTGAATTTAGAGTGATGCTCGAGATGTATGTCGAGAGATCGGTGCTTCCGAATACAACGGATGCGTTTGTTAGTACGAGTCTTGCCATTATGCGACCGCCTTTGTGATTGCTCCGGTGACTGGCCAAGTTACAGATGCGCTGGCTAATTCACCGACGGATCCGTTTACTGCAGTCCACTCTGAAATAATAGCAGAGCAGGTATAACTTGGATTGAATGCGCTGGTAGTCGCGCCATTTGGCTTTACGATTACCGTTGATGCCTGTCCGAGAAGTGGATAGATTGTCTGCTCCACTTCGCCGGTTGCGTAGTCCTGGTGGAATTCGAGCGTTACTGAATTGTCTGCCAATCCAGCTACGCGTGTCTTTGCTGCTGGTGTTCCGAATGCTGTGGTTTCGACGACGTCGAATGTCGAATTGAGTGTTACTGATGCGACCAAATCGCTCAGATCCACTCCGCCGACGGAGATAAATGCGTTAGTGAGAACTATGCGAGCCATTATTTTGTCGCTCCTTCTTCTGTTTCTGTTTTGATGGATGGGATTTGTGGTGCTGTGTTACTTGCTTTGATGTGGTTTCCAGCGATCAGGGTTGCTGCGCTGACTCCTGCATCTTGCAATTCTTTTGCGGTGATTGTGTCGCCTGTGGTCTTGCCGCAGACTTCTCGGTTTGAGATTACTGTGTATGTCATGTGGTTCTCCTTATCCCCAGATTGTTAGGCGGTATCGGTACGAGAGGAATGTGTTCGATTGCGAGTCGTATGTTCCGGACTCTGCGCTGGTCACTCGCAATGTCTGGCATGTTCCGCCAAGCGTTCTATCTCCCTCTATTGCTGCTTTGATGGATGTTGCCCCTGTTCCTGCAAGGTATCCATCGAGCTTGTCCTGGCCTGCTCGCTCTGAGAAGCGCTGGACGATCACATAAATGTCGACGTTTGCTTGGTCTAATCCCCGGGCGTTATCGATATCGAATGTGAAGTCGAGCTGGCCCACGATTGCGCATGGTGGTGTTACTGGTTCCGGGATCAATTCGTAAACGCGAAGCCCTGAAATTGTTTGAAGTCTTGTCTTGAGCGCGTCTCGCACCTGGCTTGGTTGCATCGGCATTATTTAGCCAGCCCATTGTTCTTGCGGAATGGTCGAAGCAAGGCTTCAACGTCTGCATCTAGTTTGGCTGTGAGGCGCACTGTGCCTAAGTCCGGGCTTCCTGCAATTCCGAATGGCGACTGGCGGCGTGTAAATAATCGAGCTGATTGGATCAAGGTTGCCATGTTGATCTCTGCTGGTACTGCGTTCCATCCCCAGACGCCGGTGATTCGGCATGCCTGTGGCAAATAATAAGGCCAAACGTATCGGCCGATTGCGAGAATGCGGTTGACTGGCCATCCGCGCTGTGGGTTGTTTACTGGTTCGAGCATGTAGTCGCTGGTCGACCAGACGGTATCCCATGTCTGGTTGAAGTTGTCGTCTGTGGCCACTTGCGTGATCGAAACGTTATCGTCCATGTTCATCGTCCAGGGATCTAGCGGCGTGTAATAACGGGCCACTGGTGATTGGGTGGTTCCGTTGCGGTAAAAGAAGCGCCCGGTGTAGTCATCGATCATGCGGCTGGTTGCTGTGATCGCTGCTTCGAGTGGGGTGTCGTCCACGCTGTCTGTGATCGCAAGTGAGGCCTTTAATTCGGCCAGGGTGCAATAGGCATTAGTTAGGGCCACGCTTCGTCCTTCTTTCCGGTTTCGGCAGCATTGCGCGTTCTAGTTTGGGATCGGCGGTTGCTGTTTCCTTTGCCGGCTTGCGCCGGGTCTTCTTAATCTTTCCAAATATCATGATGAATCTCTTCCATCCAGAAGCTCTTCTGGTGCGGCAAGATTGCAGCTGTGTTTACGTGGATCGTAAATCCGAGCGCCTTTGCCCTTCGGCAGAATAATAAATCCTCGCCGATCCATTCTCCGTTTACTGGCCCATCCCAGAACCAGCACCAGTCTTTGCCCTGGTTTGGATCTGCGACTTCGCGCATCTTCTCCAGAACGCTCCGGTGAACGAGCAGGCATCCTGTTCCTGCTGCGTCAATTTCGAAGACTGCGTTCTTGTCGTATTTGTAAAGCGGAAGGAAGCCGTTATCTGAATCCTGGAATATTGCCGGGACTGGCTTTGGGTAAGGCTTGCCTGGTACTCCAAATCCTGCAAAGACAAGGCCTGCGACGATCGGGCGGTCTTTGTCATGGGCTGTGTCGATCAAGGCGTCAAATGCTGCGACGCTGAGCTGCTCGTCTGAGTCCAACATAAGAAGCCAGTCGCTGGTCGTCTTCTCTAGAAATTGTTTGACCACTCGGTTGCGTTGCTTTGATAAAAGTCCGGAACCCTTAATTCTTACAAATGGCCCGAGTCTGCTGCTTCTTGCTTGCGCAAGTTGGATCAGCGTGTATGCGAATGATCCGTTTACGGATCCTGGATCGCACGAACCGATTGTTACTTTGTGTCCTGATTTCATTTGTTTCCCCCTGTTTAGAAGTGTAGGGCGAGTGACTCGGGGGGTGGGCCACTCGCCCTACACAATTTAGTGCTTGCCTTCGATTAGAAGGTTGGTGCGCTTAGACCTGTGCCTGAAATGATCGAGGCTGCAAGTGGGTAGCGTTCTGCTGTGAATGCGGCATAACCGTAAACGACAGACTTGATTGTGAGGTTGCCAGCGCCAGTCGCGTCGAAGCGAAGTGCGAATGGTGATCCTGGTTGCTCCCAGAGATGTGCTTCGCTTGCTGTTACGCAATAGATTTCATCCTGGTTTGTTGTTGTTCCGTATGTTGTTCCGATGTTTGCATCGGTGATGATTGGAAGTCCGAGCATCTGGTATCCGGAGTTTCCGTATGCTGGTGCTCCGCCTACGCCTACTGCGTTCATCGCGCCGTTTGCTGCTGGTACAACAAGTGGACGGTTTGTGCTGTCCACTGCTGCGAGCAAGAATGCGAGACGACGTGGGTGAACTACCCAGTGTGTTGGTGAAACGAATGCGTTTGTCTGGATCTGCTGAATTGCGTCAGCAAGCTTTGGATAAAGCAATCCGACTGTTGGTGCTGTTGATGTGAATGTTACGGCGTTTCCACCTGAAGCACGAAGGCCCTTGATTGTGCCGGCTGTGCCTGCGCCATTGAGGATCTGTGAGTCGAGTGTGGTGTGCCATGACTTGATCAAGTCAGCGATTACGAATG